CACCGTGACGAGGCCAAGGGCATCGTCGATGGAGCGTTCGAGGCGGCGGCCCCCGACGCCCGAGGACGTAGAGGCGGGCAGAGACGCGCTGCCGGACTGGGCGCGGGCGATGCCACGGTCCTCCAGCAGCGCGGCGCCCGAGGCGTCGCCGGAGCCCTCGCCTACGCCAACGGAGAGCGAAGCACCCTCTACCTCCTGAAGCACGCGGATGCCAGCACGGGCGTCCACGAGCTGTTCCACGAGTTCAGCCGGGACCTCGACCAGTCGGCCAAGGCCGCCCTGCTGGCGGCCTACAAGGACGCCAAGGGGCTCCACGCGATGCCCACACAGTGGGGCGTCAGCCACGAGGAGTGGGCGGCCAAGCAGTTCGAGCACTACGTGGGCGGTGGGGGCAAGGCGGCCCCGACGCCCGCCCTCCGGGCCGTGTTCAACGCCTTCGGCGACTGGTCCCGGCGGGTCATGGGCACGGTGCCCGAGGTGGACCCCCGGGTGACCAAGGTGTTCGACGGCTTCTTCGGTGCCATCGACCCGGCGGAGGCCCGGGCGACCTTCGACATCGACTCCTTCCGCTGGGTCCAGACCATCGAGGACGCCTTCCGCAACGGCGAGGAGATGGCCCACACCAACAACTACTACAAGCGGGGCCGGTCGTGGACCGAGCGGAGCATCAACCACCCCTACCTCGGCATGTACCCGGCGAGCTACATGTGGGGCAAGGTGCTGCCCCAGATGATCCGCTTCCTCGTCCACAAGCCCTTCGGCGTGGCCGCACCACTGGCCGGGTTGCAGATGGCCAAGCACACCATGTTCTATGCCCAGCTCATGATCCAGACCAACCCCGACCTCCAGCAGTTCGTGCAGGACCATCCCCAGTCGGTGCGGATGCTGTCGCTGCTGCTGCCGGGCACGCCGTGGGACATCCCCGTGAACGCACCGGCATGGGCCCGCCACCTCGCCGAGGACGACGCCCAGAACAAGCTGCGGGCCGAGGCGGGCTTGAAGCCACAACCCACCGACTACGGGAAGGTGGTGAGCGACACCGTCAACTACGCCTTCGGGCTGGGCAAGGGGCTCCAGTCACCCATCGACATCATGGACGAGTGGAACCCGGCCAACGCCCAGAAGCAGAAGCAGCCCGATCCGGCAGCGGCCATCTGGTCCCAGCTGCCACAGTAGGCCTTGACACCACATGGGTGGGGGCATCAGCATCGAGAGGAGTAGTTCGTGACCGAGCAGGGAACGTCCGACAGCCAGCAGCCCATCGGTGATCCACCGGTCGGCGACGGGGGTCGCACGGTCGAGCAGGTCGAGGCGGAGTACCGGGCGCGTCAGGCGGGCAAGGACCGCGAGAACCAGACCCTCCGTGATGAGCTAGCGCGGTATCAGACCGCGGAGCAGCAGCGGGCGGCACAGGCGGAGGCGCAACGGACCGCCGAACTCGGCGAAGCGGAGACGCTCCGACGGCAACTGGCCGAGGAGCGGGCGGCGCGGGTGATCGACACCCGCAGGGCTCGCTTCCCCAACGCGGCTGACGCCCTAGAGGATGGGGTCTTGGCGGCGATGGACGAGGCCAAGCTGGCTGCCTTGGAGACCCGGCTGGCCCCACGGAGTGGGGGCATGGCGGGCTACGTCGATCCGGCCTCGCCACCCCGGAACCAGCCCAACGGTGTGGCCGCACCCAAGACCGAAGCGGAGCTGCGGGCGGACCTCGCACGACTGGCACCGGAGTTCGTGGACTCACTGAACCGCTGAACCCCATGAGGTGATCCGTGCCCGATACCATCGTCATCGGCCAGCCAGTCGGCACCGGTGGCGTCGCCCAGACGACCAACTTCGACCGGACGGTGACCGCACTGGTCTCGTCCATGATCGAGACCAACCTGCGCCGGGTGACCCGCTACATGGGTGCCGGTGGCTACATCACCGGCAACATCGTCCGGGGCACCAACCTGATCCGCTACATCGCCTACGGCGACCTGTCCATCCCGGCGGTCCTGCCGCCTGCGGCGGGGACCGTGCCGTGGCTCATCGAGGGTCAGCGCCCCTTCCTTGAGCCGCTGGCCATCGCCTACGACGAGTTCGGCGCGTATCAGGCCGGTCGCCTCGTGGGCATCTCCGACGTGGCCATGGACTACAACCCGCACGACCTGTTCGCGGTCGCTGCGGAGCGGGTCGCGTTCAACGCGCTCCAGACCGTGGACCAGTACGTGGCGGCCGTGCTCCATGCGGGCACCAACGTCACGTGGGCGAGCACCGCCACCGCCACCAACCAGCTGACCGCGGCCATGAAGATGACCGCGGGCGAGGTCCGCGAGGCCGTCGCGTATCTCAAGGGCGCCAACATCCCGCCCTTCCCGGACGGCTACTACCACGCCTTCATCCACCCCAACGTCACCTTCGACCTGCAAGGCGACACCGCTGTCGGCGGCTGGATCGAGGCGTCCAAGTACGCCGCCACGGACCAGCTGTTCAGCGGCGAGATCGGGCGCCTGTATGGCGTCCGGTTCATCGAGACGCCGGTCGGCACCTACCTCGGCACGGTCGGCGCGACCTCGGCCAAGGTCTATTCCAGCTTCTTCTTCGGGCCCGATGCGTGGGCGTTCGGCGATGTCCAGTCCGTCCGGTCCTACATGGTCCGGCCGGGCGGTGACCACACCGACCCGCTCGCACAGCTCGCCGAGGTGGGCTGGAAGGGCATGTTCGGGGCCAAGCTGCTGACGGCGGCGGGCGCCCGGTACTACCGCGTCGAGTCAGGCGGCACCCTCTAGGACGAACACCGGGGGGCCTCCGGCCCAGCCCAGAATGGGGGCCCCCCGGTCGAGGAGGTGTCATGACCTACGCGCCGCCCAGCTTCACGCAGCTCCGGGACGCGGTGGCGTCCGACCTCCGTGACCCCACCTACGCGACCTTCACCAAGCCCCAGATCGGTGCCCTCGTCAACGAGGGCATCGCGGAGCTGAACCGGGTACGGCCACAGGAGTCGGTGCAGGACATCCTGCTCATGGACGACGTACTGGAGTACCCCTGCGTGCTCCAGCCCATCTTCCTCGTGGAGGCCCGGCGCCAGAACGACCCGGCGTGGTGGCCCATCGAGGAGCAGGACTACGCCGCGCCCGTGGGCACACAGGCGGGCTGGTCGCTGTTCGCGGGGGTGCTCCGGCTGCCGGGCCTGATGACCCCACTGTCCACCGGCTTCGACCAGCTCCGGGCGTGGGGCTACCTCGACCGGGGCCAGCTCATCAACGACACCGACACGGCCGACTTCACGGACATGACCGACGAGGAGGGCTGTCGTTGCTACGCCCGCTGGACGGCGCTGGAGATGCTGCTCCACGACCGGATGCTGTACCAGCAGTGGCAGTCGCAGACCAACAACTCCGACATCAGCACCACCCAGCTGCTCCAGACCGCCAGCTCCTACCAGCAGGAGTGGTCCAACCTGCGCAAGCGCCTTGCCCGTCTCCGCCGGGTAGCGTGAGGGCATGGACCTCACGCGGCCGGTCAGCTACCGCGGTCTCCAGCTCAACGACCCCTCGTTCGTACCCAACACGCCCACCGTGGGCATCCAGATCGACACCGCGGACTACTCCGACGTGCTCGGTGTGGGCTACACCGAGAAGCGCTCCATGGCCGACGGCTTCGATGTCAGCGACGTGTTCCTCGGTGCCCGGCGAGTCCAGTTGCAGGGCACCGTCTACGGCCGCACCCGGGCCGACATGTGGGACCGGCTACAGGACCTGCGCTACGCCCTGAGCCCGACGGCGGCGTATGCCGACGAGCCGGGCGACTTCGGCTACCTGCCGCTGGAGTTCGAGGTGCCCACGCTCGATGACCAGTGGCCGGGTGGCTTCATCCCGCAGGCGCTCCGTGTGCGACCAAGCCGTCTGGTCCGCTGGACCGTGGTCCGCGACCGGCTGGGCGGCAAGGATGCCGAGGGCGCCGCGATGCAGTGGGAAGCCCAGCTCGACGCCCGCGACCCGCGCGTGTACGCACAGGACGAGATCGACTTCACGGGCTGGGTCGGTCACACCAGCGGCTCCGGCATCTTCCTCAACCGGGGCGACTACCCCTCGCCGCTGGACATCCTGCTGTATGCCCCGGCCGGGGCCAACGCCGCCACGCTGGACCTCCAGATCGGCGGCTCCAACATGCACCTCAAGATGAACGCCAACGCGACGCAGGCCCAGACGCTGCGCTACGACGGTGGCCGCAAGGTGGTCACGCTGGAGGTGGGCACCACCACCAGCCTGCGCATGGACCTGCTGTCGTTCACCGCGGGCACCACCCACCCGCTCATCAAGCCCGGCTCCAACGACTTCACCTATGCCCGGGGGGTGGCGCTGGTGGCCGGGTCCCACATGTGGTTCTGGGAGTCGTGGGCCTAGATGGCTGCCTCGCGGGAACGCATCTTCGCCATCAGCAAGGACAACACCTCGCGGATGCTCCAGTCGCCCAAGAACGCCGGGTTCGAGGTGAACCAAGGCTCGGGCGGCGAGAACCACTGGATCATCGGCAAGGTCGAGGACCCGACCACCACGCCCAAGCGGACCGACGAATACTTCGTCACCGCCCAGATCAACTTCCCCACGGACTGGTCGAACATCGGCCGGGTGACCAGCGCGGTGCTGGAGCTGAACGGCTCCAGCCACCACCTCCTGCCGGGCACCACCAGCCGG